GCAATGATTGATGCTGATAAACCTATCGTTACAGTTGTTTATACACCACTGAGCAGTCCTTCTGAACCTACAGTGACCGCACTGGATGAAAAAAAATTACTAGATCTTGATGCGGAAGCCAAGAAAAATCTACAACGATCAATCGAACTTGTGAATCTTCCTTCACTCAGTGGTGAATGTAAAATAAAATCTGATAAACAAGTAGAAGACGCCAGAGCGAATAAAGGTTCTACTCTAGCAAAACGAATTCGAAAGTTTACTACCGAACTTCAAGCAACCAATGATTGTGATGCAATTCAGCAACAACTAGAAAAATCACTTAATGATATTGGTGATGAATTAGATTCACTTACAAAGCCAATTCAGAAGGAACTAGAAAAGTTATTTCCATTAATAAAAGTTCCTCTCAACCTACCTAAGTTTATTGTAAAACAGACTATTGGTAAAATTCTACCAGATATTGAAGCGTTGATAGATCTTATCGGGCGCATCATTGAGGTCACTAAAGCATTAGCACAACTCATTAATGTAGCTAAACAACTTGATAATAAACTAGCTGCTTGTAATCTACAAAACTTTGTTGAACGAAAAGCAAAAGACGCAATAGAACAAGAAGCATTGGACCTAGAAAAGAAAATAGCCAAAGCTATTGCAAATAGTATCTGTGAATCTCTTAACGAAGCAGGTATATCTTTGAATGATCTAGACAAAGCATTAAGTGCTGTCAATACAATTCAAGATGCAATTGCAACAGGTGAATCTCTAATGGATGGTTCCATACTTGGAATTAATCAGTCGCTATCCGTTATTGAATCCAATCAAACAGCTGTTCAGACACTAACTGGTATTTCACCTGTACTTGATACATCATCTATTGACAATTTTATCACTTCAGTCAATAGTACTGATTATATACAATATAAAGAAAATATCAACCAAATGATGAATCTACCTGAACCTGTTAATGAAGTATTACCAGTTGTTACTGGAACTGCAGCGGTAGGAAATACAGTGATTTGTTCTGATGGAACATGGAGTGCTAATGGTGTAAGCAACAATTCGATGTTTACATATTCGTATCAATGGGCTAGAAACGGAACAGACATTTACGGCGCTAACACTAATACTTACGTTCCAGTCTTGGATGATCTAGAGTGTAATCTATTCTGCACTGTAACCGCTGAAAATCACACCAACATTGAACAAGCACAATCCGCATCAGTCGGACCTGTTGTCTTTGGTTTGGCTCCTGCCAATATGCCATCAATCAGTGGACTAGCTAAGGATGGGCAGATACTGACCTGCTCAACCGGAACATGGCCTTCTTCCGTGAAAACAATTCAGTATGAATGGAGGCGCTTTGGGACAGGAACTGTAGTTCAAAGTCTTTCAAGTAACAATCAATATAAAGCTATATCGGCCGATATAGGATCTTCATTGGTGTGTAAAGTTTATGGTCAGACATCCAAGTATTTGCTCAGTGTAAATACTTCAAATACCGCAATTGTAATCGCATAAGAGAGACAAAATGGCTATTTCAAGATTAGATGAATTTACACAAAGTTCTGCCAAACTTACTCAGAGATATTCTGATTTTTTAAACGATTTGATTCCACACCCTGTTGTAAAAGATATTGTGAAATATGTCGATGAAATGGCCGTAAGTAAAGCTATTCGAAATTTAATGCTCACAGACCGAGGCGAACGTCTATATCAACCAGATATAGGATCTAATCTTAAAAGTATGCTATTTGAGCCTATGAGTGGGGCTACGGCTGAATTAATTTCTACTTTTGTGCGAGAGACAATCAAAAATTACGAACCAAGAGCTGTTGTTATAAAGATAATTGTAGTTCCAAATTATGAAAGAAATCTATACTCAGTGTCGATTGTTTATATGGTTATAAATAAATCAGAACCTACTATACTTAATATATCCCTAGAGAGAATACGTTAATGGCAAATTCAAGTATCATTCTTAGTTCACTCGACTTTGATACCCTAAAAAATACATTTAAGTCGTATCTGAGAACACAGGATAAATTTAACGACTACGACTTTGATGGGTCGAATATGTCTGTTTTACTGGATCTGCTATCATATAATACATTTCACAATGCTTTCTATTTAAATATGGTCGGTAGTGAAATGTTTTTGGATTCTGCTCAATTAAGAGACTCTGTGGTATCACACGCTAAAGAACTTAACTATACACCACAGTCTTTCAAATCTTCTGTAGCTAAAATTGCCATTGTAGTCAAGACTACCGATTTAACCAAAACTTCTTTATTGATGACTAAAGGTACTTCATTTACAACCAATCAGTTTAATCGTAACTTTACATTTTCGGTTCCAGAGAATATTGTTTTGGAAGCATACGAGATCACAAACGGAATTAAATACTTTGGTGGTATTTTTGACATTTATGATGGATATTATGTAACTGATACATTCACATATTCATATGATAATTATGAACGAATGATTCTATCAAATAAAAATGTTGATATATCGAGTATTACGGCTACTGTTTTTGAGGATGGTGGTGCTAATCCAATTCTTTATAAGTTAGGTAAATCTTTATTTGATGTTAATTCATCATCTAAAGTATTCTTCATTCAAGGCGCTGAAAACGATTCCTATGAACTCATCTTTGGTGATGGTGTAAGTGGGCGCAGACCGAAGAATAACTCAGTAATTGCGATTGAATATAGAATTAGTAATGGTGAACTTCCAAACGGATGTACCACTTTCATTGCGGATTCTCCTATTGGTGGTGAAACAAATATTATAGTTTCCACCATCTCGAATGCAGTTGGTGGTTCTGTTTCAGAATCAATTGACTCAATTAAGTATAACGCACCAAGACACTTTACTTCTCAAGAACGAGCAGTCACAACAGAAGATTATGAAACACTTCTTAAAATGCAGTTCCCTGAGGTGAATACAGTCTATGCTTATGGCGGTGAAAATCTAGATCCACCTCAGTACGGCAAGGTTTTTGTTGCAGTAGATCTTAAGGAAACTGATGTTCTTCCTGATGCTAGAAAATCAGAATATTACAGATTTCTAAAACCGAGATCGCCCGTGTCAATTGATCCAGTCTTTGTGTCACCCGAGTATATGTATCTAGGAGTTACATCTAAGATCAAGTATAATGTCAACGTAACTGGCTTGAGTCCTAGCGATATCAAGACTATTGTGTCATCCGCAATACTTTCATATGCTCTTACCAATCTAAACACATTCAACAAGACGTTTAGATATTCTAAATTAAGTCAACAGATTGATAACTCTCAGCTTTCAATTATCTCAAATGAAACTGATATTCAGTTGATTAAAAGAATTGTACCTAAACTTTCTACTTATGATACGTTCAGTGTAAAGTTTGACACACCGCTTTTAATTAAAAATTTTGGTTCATTAAATTACAGCATGTATTCATCGACATTTACATATAAAGGTCTGAGAGCTTTTATTAGAGATGATGGAAATGGAACACTTAATATCATATCAGGTTTGAATGACAATGTAATTACAGATATTGGAACTATCGACTATACTACCGGTACACTTAATTTGATAAACTTTATTTTGGATGCATTTAATGGTTCTAATCTTTCATTTTATGCATATCCACTAAATAAAGATATTTCAGTAAACAATAATGTGATTCTAAATATTATCAATACTGATTTATTAGTCACAGCAGAAGCAATAAGAGGATAATTCATGTCTATTGAGACCAAAATTTCTCCACTTATTGAGAATATGTTTCCTTCCTTTTATAGAGAGGAAGGTCCTAATTTTATTGCTTTTGTCAAAGCTTATTATGAATGGCTAGAAGAAAACTCTCAGCTACTTACACTTGACAATACTACTAACTTTAATGTTGGTGATATAGTTACACAAGGTAATGTAACTGGAACTTTAATTGCTTATGTGGGTTCTGATCTTTTGGTTCTTGTGGATGGACTAGAAACATTTAAGTGTATTACAGTATGTTTTGATCTCACACCAATCACGAGTTCATCGGGTGGATCTTCTCGTATTAGTCAAGGTGGTATGGCTCGCCGCATGGGCTCATTATATCTGTCACGAAATCTACTTAACATCCGCGACGTAGATTGTACTATGGATATTTTTCTAACAAAATTTAAAGAAAAATATTTGTGTAACGTCGAGTTTGACACCGCGACTAATAAACAATTATTAATCAAAAATTCGCTTGACTTGTACAGATCAAAGGGTTCTTCAAGATCTATTGATTTGTTTTTCAGATTGGTTTATGGTTCTAATGCTAAAGTATATTATCCAGGTGATGATCTATTTAAACTTTCTGAGGGTACTTGGTTTAAACCTCAGTATATAGAAATTACAGCAAATGGTGCCTCATCTTCTAGAGCAATTGACTTTGTCGGAAAGTTTGTTACTGGACTTTCTTCTGGCGCTCAAGCATTTGTGGAAAAATACATCAAGTACAAGACAAGCAATGGTGTTTCTCATGTTCTTTATGTAACAAATATAAGTGGAACATTCATTCCTGGTGAGCTTTTAAGTCTTGATGTTGCACACCCAGATTCACCTGAAATAGTAGGATCATTGGGATCATTGGGATCATTGAATTCAATTAATGCAAAATATGGCGGTTCTGAGATTGGTGATATTGTTGATGTAACATCCGCCACCGGTATTAGTGGTAAAGCTAAGGTGACATCAGTAAATAGTACTACCGGTGCTGTCAGTTTTACATTACTGGATAGTGGTTGGGGATATTCTGTAAACTTTAACGTTAATGCAACGCCATCAATATCCAAAACAATAGTTTCTGATAAGATTCTTTCTTTGTCTGGCGTTAAAGTTGGAAACTCAATTTCATCAGTTTCTGTTGTAACGACAGGTTTGAATTATAACAACACAGATATTATAACAGTTCGATCTGCTTATTCTAATGCTATTGCAAGACCGGTAACAAATTCAACTGGTGGTGTGACAAGCATTGTTCTTATGAGTCCTGGCGCTGGTTTCTTTGGAACCCCCTCAATACTTGTTTCTAATTCAACTGGTGGTTCAACTACAGGTTCAAATTTAACCGCATCATTTAGATATGTAATTCCGCAAAAACTTTTTGTTTATCTTGAAGACGTAATTCAAAAACAAGCTCTAGTTACTTTTAATGCTGGCACCTCAACACCGGAGTGGAAAGATGGAGTTTCTATTCTGATAAGTAATGGAACATCCACTATAGGAACTGGTGTTGTCAACAAATATATTAAAAGAACATCAAGTAGTGGAACAACTCATGTTGTTCTAAATGACAATTTTATGGTTTCAGCTAATAATAAATTAGTTCTTGCTTCTAATAATCAGGTGACAGCAAATGTTCAGAGTTTTGTTGACATAAGTGCTACTGGCATATTAATGAATGTTCCCACATCAGGTACGTTATACATAAATCCTGATAGTTATTCTAAATATGTAATAGGAGAGCAGGTTTATCAATTAGATTCATTCGGTCAAATAATAGCAACCGCTAAAATTGTTAAAGGATCTTCAATAAAGGGACAAATTCCTGTTAATACTGTTTCTGGTACCTTTGTTATAGGCTTGAAACTTTATTCTTCTCAATCTTTACTAAATACACCCTTATTAGATTATCAAGCTGATATTGGAGTCTATCAGATAAGCAATACATTTATTACAGAACTTGATGTATTGGGTTCAAAGGTTATTCTACCATTCACTGGTGTTTCTGCAAATCTTGCAGCAAGTTATGGTGGGTCTCAAGCCAAATATTATGCGAGTACAATATCAAATCCTCAAACTGTGAGATTAAATAGCGATATTGTAGCAAATACAACTATGCTTAGTACTAGATTAAGTGCTAATCAGTTTAGTTTACCTGCTCAATCTACAGCAAACTTAAATTCCGTGATATATAATTCGTTGTCTTATAATACTTTGGAATTAGGTGAAGTTTATAATATAGAACCTACAGATCCAGGATTTGAATATACAAGAGATCCTTATGTTCTAACATATCAGCCTTATACTTCAGGCTACAACTATAAAGACTACAGCTTTACAACATCAAATGCCAATAATTCGTTCATAAATGGTGAATATATTCAGCAGACGTATTCAGAATCTAGAGCTAATATTTCTGTGGCTGACACATCTAAGTTTATTGTGGGTGAGAGAGTATTCACATCTAATAATACTGTAAATTACATTGCAAATGCTACGGTTTTTTCTATTTTGGCTGGTGTGGTGACAGTGAATAATATTCAAGGTACTATTAGAGACGTAGACAATCTGAGAAAGTTTGCAAATACTAACGTCAATGTAGATATTACAAGTGTTACAAGTACTACAGCTACAGTTACAGCTAAAGGTATTCTTAAGTCACAAAAATACAATACTCTCAATGTAAAACGAATCCAGTTTGATAACTTATTTAATGAAAACTTAAGCGTGGTTGGTTCCACTTCGGGTGCTACTGCTAATATTGCAATTGATTATGACTATGCCTTAAACTCAATTGGTTGGAATGCTGATGTAGATACTAATGTATTTACTGCTAGTGATATTATAACTGGTCTTTCTGTTGTTGATTCTGGATTCGGCTTTATTGATGGACAACCTGCCACATTTAGCCTTAATGGTATTACAGGAACTGCAGTTGTTCTAAATAAAGGTGTCGGTGTTGGTTCAGGTTACTACAAGTCAAATAAAGGATTCACCTCAGATCTATCTAAATTACATGATGGTTACTATTATCAAGAATATTCATATGATGTATTCTCAAGAATACCGCTTGAGAAATATTCCGATATGTTCAAGAAAGTCATGCATACCGCTGGAACTAAATACTTCGGGTCTGTTGATATTGAATCCTTAAATGTGACAAAGGTTAGTTCTTCTAATAATAACGGTCGCTTCTTGCTTGATAATCCATATGAAATTCAGGATAGATTTATCATTGACATTGAGAATAGATCTGAAATTGTTATAGAGATTAGACAGTAATCGTGTATAAATAATTAATAACATTTTCAAGGTATAGATAGTAGGTATGAATACTTTTCAACGAGTTCTTAAAAAACAAAATGTGAAATTTGCTGAAGCATTTAAGAATGATGTGCAGAATATTGCTACACATTATCTTTTTATTGCAAATTCGAATCCTACTACACCAATTCAAGTTCCTTCTGATTCTCCAGGCAATGATGTTGATGTTTATGATTCCATGTTATTTGGAAATCGCATTAAACCTGAAAATGTAAGTCTCATGACTAGAAAATATGAGTGGACTGCTAATACAGTATATGATAAGTATGATCCTAATGATTCAATGCTTTCAGATAAGCAGTTTTATGTTATGGCGGTTGATGATACTGATTATAATGTCTACAAATGTCTAGACAACAATCGTAATGCAAAGTCAACTGTTCAACCATTTGGTAAATCTTCAGATATTATCTATTCAGTTCAAGATGGTTATGTTTGGAAATATCTCTATTCAATTAGTGATTTCAATTACAGATCTTTTGCGACATTAGATTATATCCCAGTAAATACTGATCAAAGTAATAATACACCAACAAATCCGTCTGGTATTGAAGTCATACCTGTAGAATATGGTGGCTTTGGCTATAGCAACTACACAATTGGAACGTTTGAAGATATTAATAGCATTAGAGTAGGGAGATTGGAAAATAGGTATAAACTAAATTCATCAGCATCAAATAGAAATAATTTCTATAATGGCTGTTTGATGAAAGTGACTGATGCTAATACAAATCTTTCCGATTATAAATTAATTGTAGACTATATTGGTGCGTCTAAAATAGTAATATTAGAGGGTGGGTTTGACCCCACCCTAGTTTTAAAAGGTTCATACACATACGAAATCTTTCCGGGCGTGGCAATTCAAAATCTAAGTAGCACTGAAACATCAGACACTTGTCTTGCAAGAGCTATAATTTCAGCCAATACTGGCAATTCAGTTTCTTCTATTGAAGTTATCAATCCTGGATCCAACTATAGAAAGGCGTCTGCCACAGTCACAGCAGATCCATCAGTAGGTGTAACATCAAACTGCATCATAAATCCTATCATATCTCCGCCCATGGGGCATGGCGCCAATTTGGCTGAAGAGCTTTATGCTTACAGAACATGTATTACCACTACGTTCATAGGTAATACTGGTGTTCTTCTATCTGATAATGGATATGGAACTATAGGACTTCTTAAACAACCTTCTTTTGCTAATGTTGCTGTTACCCTTGATCCAAATACTCTGAAAGGATCATTTCTTGCCGATGAAAACATCTACAGATATAGATCTTATACATTGACCGGCAATGCGTTAATTCAAGTTGGTAACTCTACTTTAATAAGTGATGATTCTTCATTTGGAACTTCAATAAGAAATGGTGATCAACTTATCATTACGAACGGATTTGAGAATTTTTATGCCAATGTAGATATTGTGATTAATCCTTATACTGTGAAATTAGTAACATCTGATGAGCACTCTCCATCTTTTACTGATGCTAATTGTAAAGTAAATGTAGTACAAACTGTTCCTTTTGGTAAAGTTTCTAGGTATGCATTGAATACTATTCTGAATCTCACTGACGTTATTCCCAATCAATTTGATTCTTATACAACTCAGCTTGTAGGTGAAATATCCAATTGTACGGCTTCAATTGATTTTGCATTACCGTCATATATCACAGTAAGTGGTCGAAATGCTTATAACTTTGATCAGTTCAGTCAAGTGACAAAGTTTGTGGGTACATTAAACTCTGGCACGTTTATTGATAATGAACTTGCGCTTCAAGGCACTGAACTTACATCATCTACACCATCTGCTGTATTTTTTACGTCAAATAATGCTGCAGGAATTAATTCTGATATACTATATGCCACAAAACTTAATAACACATTTAACCCAGGTTTATTAACAGGTATGGATAGCGGAGCAACCTTTACATACCAATATAAATATGATGGTGATCTTATTAAAGACTCTGGTGATATTTTGTATCTTGAGAATCTTAACTATATTACCAGAGATCCAAATCAATCTGAAACTATTAAAATTATTCTGGAGTTCTAATTTAAATGTAAATACAAACTTACTTAAGTGTGTCACCATATTTTGATGATTACAACGAAAGAAACGATTATTATAAGATTCTTTTTAGACCTGGTGTTTCAGTTCAGACAAGAGAATTAAATCAGCTCCAGACTATTCTACAGAAGCAAATAGAGCGCTTTGGTGATAACATCTTTAAAACTGGAACTATTGTAAGTGGTTGCAATATCACATTTAACATTAATCTAAAGTACGTTAAACTAAAGGATGTTCAGACTGATTCTAATCCGGTTGTTGTATCAAAGTATAAAGGTTATAGTGTAAAAGATCAGAATGGCACAGTACCACTTACAGCAAAAATTATGTCATCTAGTTCAGGCTTTGAGTCTAAAGCTCCAAATCTAAATACACTATATTTACGTTATATCAACTCAGGTCAAAATGGTAAATCTACATTTGTTTCGGGTGAAGTACTTACTGTATTTAATCCACTAAATGTAATTGAAAAAATTACCGTTACGGATCCTTCTAGAAACTTTCTTGACACTGACAAGGTAGTTATTCTTTCCGCTATCGCAATTCAGAACGCCAATAATGATAAGACGTTTACAACTACATTTGCTTCTGGTGACTATATTACTAACGGCACAGCAAACGTTAAAATTATTGCTACACCAGATTCAAATACTCTTAGTGACGCAATGATTCTTCAGATTAAGCCTAGAAATGAAGATCTAAAAACGGGTGACTCAAGTAAATGGACATTTAATGTCGGTGATACTATTCAAAAAGTCGGTGCCGCCGCAGAAGTTATTAAGGTGTCAGATATTCTAGGAACTGGTGCTTCAGCTACTATTACTACTGATACTCTTGGTCAGGCAACAACTATAAATATCATCACGAAGGGAACCGGCTATTTGGTATTACCTTCCGTTTCTATAGCTTCTTCCAAAGCATCTGTAGGTGATATTAATAAATTTGTTGCAACCGCTCAGAATTATCTAGCACAAGTAACTATTGCTTCTTCCGATAATCCTGTTGGTTCTAGTTATGGTGTGACTTTAGGCTCTGGTGTAATTTATCAGAAAGGATATTTTTCTAGAGTAGCTAAACAGTTGCTTATTGTAGAAAAATATAGTAATCTACCAAATGAAAAGTCTATAGGTTTTCAAACCATAGAATCCATTATTACTTCTAATCAAGATGAAGATCTGCTTGATAATGCTACAGGCTCTCCAAACTATACTGCTCCTGGTGCTAATAGATTGAAACTCAGACCTAAATTGGTAGTTATTGATAAGACAAAAACAGATGTACCTGATGATTTCTTGTATATTGCAGAATTTTCTAATGGCCAACCATATAAGCAAAATAAACAAACAGTATATAATGTAATCGGAAACGAAATTGCTAAACGTTCTTATGAACAAGCAGGTGACTATGTACTAGATCCATTCCTGGTTAATACCAAATCTCCAACTGCATTTGCAAATGAACCAACTAAATTCAATGTTGTAATTGATCCAGGCACTGCATATATCAATGGCTATCGTGTTCATACAGAGTATAATTACGAGAAGGAGATTGATAAAGGTATTGATACTATTGTAGGTGCCGGCACTACTATTTCAATGAATTATGGAAATTTTGTTTATGTGAATCAACTTTCTGGTGTCTTCGAATTTAATAAAAGTGCGTCTGTAGTTCTATATGATACTGCTAAAAGTCAGATATCAAATACTCAAATTGAAGTTCTTTCCAAAACTATAACACCTGCTGGGAATCCTATTGGTACCGCCAGAATTAGGTCTATGGTTTATGATGCTGGAGTTCCCGGTACTGGGACCTGCAGATACAGACTATATCTGTATGATATTAGAATGAATCGAGGTTACAACTTTAAAAGAACCAAATCAATTTATTATTCTGGTGGAAGTAAAGCAATCTGCGACGTCTTTTTGACAAACGGTAATGCTGTTTTGAATGATAGTTCTTCTTCTTCACTTATTTTTAATGCTGGACAGAATGCAATTAAGTCTATCAGTAATATCGCATATGTTTATAGAACAATTTCACAACCCACAATAGGCACGAATGGTCAAGCAAGTATTTCATTGGTTGGAGGTAGCGAAGTATTTCCATACAGCGGAACACTATCAACTACAGCAGAAAGAGATTTTGTAGTTATTCCCGCAAATAATCTTATTACATCTGTAAATTTAACTGGAAGTATTACTACGAATGCCGTAAACACTATTGTTGTAGGTAATACTACAAGTTCACCTACTCAATTTACTAAAGATCTTCTAAGTGGCGACTATGTTCAGTTTTCAGATGGAACCGTAAAGCAAATTTCTAAGATTGCTAATGATTCTATTCTATATCTTACTGCTAATGCGGGTGTTGCTTTAACATCAACTTCATACAAGATGTTTTTCCCTGCAAATGTAGCAATTTCATTTGCAAGATCAAACAGAACCATTAAAATTGACAGTACAACTCAATTAACAATTAATATTGGGACTACCTTAGCTGCTAGTAGTAGTGTATTGAACGTAGCACATAATGTAAAATCTCTCAATTCTGAAATTTCTTCAAAAACTGTTAATAGATCAAAATATGTAAGACTTCGTCTTGCTAATAATGTTACCAAAAATACAGGTCCTTGGGCTCTAGGTGTTGCAGATGTTCTCAGATTAAATAAAGTCTATAAAGGGCCTAATGCTACATTTACAGCAACTCCTTCTGATACTGTGTTTGATGTCACAAATGATTACTACATTGATCATAATCAGAATGAATATTACTATGGCATTTCTTATCTCTACAAGAAGCCAAAT